AAGCCGATCGAGACTGACTCGACGGGCGGGCCTATGGCGGGGCTTGAGCCCGGGACGATGCACGAGTTGATGCCTGGGGAGAGCGTGGCGTTTGCCAACCCTCCCGAGGCCGGCACGACCTATGCCGACTACATGCGGCAGCAGAACATCGGCACCGCCGCTGGCCAGGGTCTGCCCTACGAGATCATGTCGGGCGATATCAAGGAGGTCAGTGACCGCACGCTGCGCGTGGTGGTCAATGAGTTCCGCCGGTACGCCGAGCAGCGCCAGTGGCAGATCATCATCCCCCAGGCATGCCAGCCCATCCGCGAAGCCTGGGTGGACGCGGCCGCGCTGATGGGCGAGATCGCAGTCAGCGACATCGAGGACGCGAAGGCCGTCGAGTGGTCGCCGCAGGGCTGGGCCTACATCCACCCGGTGCAGGACGTGCAGGCCAAGCAGACCGAGGTCGAGGCGGGCTTCCGCAGCCGCTCCAGCGTCATCGCCGAGCGTGGCGACGACCCTGAGAAGGTGGACGAAGAGCGCGCGGCCGACGACGAGCGCGAGGACGAACTTGGCCTCAAGCCTGAGCCGATGCAAATGGGGCAGCCAGGGGAGGAGGGCAGTGATGGTCCGTCGCCTGACGGTGACGGTATCGCTCCCGGCGAGTACCCGCGCAACCGTGCGCTCGACAACCTGACGGTGACCGTGGCGCGCCTGGAGTCCTTCGTGCATGCGAAGGCCACCGAGCCGCGCCAGGAAGCCCAGCCGATCGTCATCAACAACCACATTCCGCAGACCCTGGTCACCAACGAGGTCAACCCGACCCCGGTCACCGTGGAGAACAAGGTCGATGTAGCTGCGCCGAGCGTTGAGGTGCGCAACGAGGTTGCGACTCCTGTCGTCAACGTCACCGCGCCCAGCGTGTCGGTGACCAACGAAGTCCAGCCGGCCGAAGTCACTGTCAACCTGCCTGATCGTCAAACCACCTCGGTCATCGAGCGGGACCGCGAGGGCAACATTCTGAACGTCACCCAGACCGAAACGACGTTGCAGTAAATGGCCGCGGCGTCGTACACCACTGACCTGACGCTTATCCACGCGACTGATGCCGCGTCAGCGTCATGGACAGAGCCGACCGGCTTCATCGACGGCGCCATTACGCTGCCTGAAACGGACTATTTCATCCAAGGCACTGGGTGCTTGTCCAAGACCATGGGCGCCGGTGCTGCAGCGGTGTCCGGTGCCATCTACAACGCGGGCGCCGGCCAGACCATACCCTCTGGCAACGCACTCTTCATTTGGCTGTACTTCGGCGCGCCGAATGCCCTGAACACGCAAGCTGCAGGCGGCCTGCGTGTGTTTGTCGGCAGCGCCACGTCAGCCTTCAAGCAGTGGTACGTCAAAGGCGCGAACACCTACACCTACGGGGGATGGTTCTGCGTGCCGGTGGACCCCAACACCACGCAGGATGCCACGACCGGCACCCCGACGGCCACGTTGCAGTTCTTCGGCGCAGCAGCGACTTTGAACGCTACGTCGGCAGTGTCCAAAGGCAACCCCTTTGGCATCGACGTGCTGCGTCACGGGCGCGGCGAGATGCGCATCAATGGTGGCGACCTCGCCAACGGCTACGCAACCTTCGCAGGGTTTGCTGCCCAAAACGACGCGCAGGCCAATCGCTGGGGCTTGTTCCAGACGATCGACGGTGGCTATCTGTGGCAGGGTCTGATGGTGCTCGGTTTCACGAGCGCGGTGGACTTCCGCGACAGCAACGTCAGCGTCCAGATCGCCAACACGCAGAAGGTCGTCGCCGCATTCAATCGCATCGAGGTGCGTCAGGCGACCAGCCGGGTTGACTGGACAGGGGTCAGCATTTCGGCCCTTGGCACGTTGTCAAAGGGCCAGTTCGCGATGATCAACAACGCGACGGTCAATCTGACTACCTGCACCTTCACCGACATGGACACGTTCGTGTTTCAGTCGGGTGCGACAGTCTCTGGCACAACCTTCCGGCGCTGCGGCCAAGTCACGCTCGGCGACGCAACGATGACGGGCTGCCGATTCGAGAACAGCACCGCGGCCACTTCGCTGCTGGTCGGCGCTGCGATCAGCACAGTGTCGAACTGCACCTTCGTCAGCGACGGGTCCAACCACGCGATCCAGATAACGGCTACGGGAAACTACACGTTCAACGGTTTGACTTTCAGCGGCTATGCCGCCGCCAACGGTAGCACCGGTAACGAGACGGTCTTCGTCAACGTGGCCAGCGGCAGCGTGACGATCAACACCGATTCGGCGATCAGTTTCCGCACTGCCGGCGCTACCGTCACGGTGATTGCGGGCCAGAAGACGCTGACGCTGACGGGCATCGTCGCGGGGTCTGATGTGGTGATCCTTTCGGCCGGCACGAACACAGCCCTGGCCGACAATGACGGGGCCACCAATCCAGTCACGACGTTCGCGTACTCGTACACGTTTGCGGCCAACACTTTCGTGGACATCGCTGTCTACAAGGTCGGGTACGTGCCGTTCGTCATCCGCAACTACCAGTTGGCGAACGCGAACGGCTCGTTACCGATCGCTCAAGTCGCGGATAGGAACTACACACCATGAGAACCGTCCTCGACTCAACTGACAAGAAGCACATCGGCGAACAGATCGATGAGACTGCTTCGGTCATCGTCTTTGCCAACGGTGAGACGATGCCTGTCGAACGTCGGCTGCACGACAACACCGTGCTTGCCAGTAGCAACTACGTCATTTTCCTTTCTGAGGAGTAAGCCATGCCAAAGATCATTGATGGTGACGACCTGAACGTCGGCACCGAAATCACGATTGATACGACTGCGAAGACGTTCACGCTCGTCGCGACCGGCAACCTTGTTGCCAAGGACGGGGTGACGCTGCAGGCCCTGTACTCAAAGTTCATCAAGCTGTGGGAGACGACTGCGTACAACCGCTTTCCGTTCCCCATGTACGTGATCGACGCGAAGTCCGGTCAGTTCAACTTCGGCTACGACGGTGGTACGTACAACGGCTGGAAGCCGCTGAATGACACCACCCGCCAGATGCTGCGAGACGGCGGCTGGAACGAGTACACATCGTCTGGCGCGCTTGCTCGTCAGTACGTCGGCATCGTGTCCCTGGGCGAGGTGAGCGCAGGCGCGCAGTTGTACTACCAGCGCGCGGCCACCGATGGCCCCAGCAACTTCACGTTCACCGACGAAGTCAACGAGGGCATTCAAGTCTTCGGCAACGCCACTGCGGACCCGAGCACTACGACCTTCGACAAGCGCGCCTTCTTCAAGGCTTACGCTCGTGAAGAGCAGAAGACGTATTCGTCATCGACCCTGGCCGACACTGGCCAGACGGGCACGGGCGCCTACACGGTCAACGTGCTGCTGTCCAACGCGACTGACCTCAACGCACTGGTCGCCGATACCGGCATTGGCGTCGCCCCGTACACAGGCATCAATGTCTCGTACTACAGCGTCGCACAAACGGTTGACTTGAATGCGCCGACAGACAACTTCCCATTCTCGATCATCGTCGAGGGCAACAACGCGACACTGCAGCAGATTTACACCAAGGTGCAATATATGTTGCGCCAGGGAACCGATATCAACAGCGCAGTGACCAACAGCGCCGGCACGAAGATCGGTAAGGTGCAGAACGACCTGATGTACTTCGTCGGCCCCGATCTGTACTGCCGTCAAGGGGTGTTCGTACAGAACATCGACCCGGCCTTCCTGAACAACATCTATTTCATCGACGACAACGGTGTTTCTCGCCAGTACAACTACTCATCCGCGGGTAAGCTGCAGTTCAACTCGTTCCTGACCTCTGGTGGCACGGGTTACTACCGCATGTACATCACTGACTCAGTGACGGGTACGGACGACTACGGCTCCGCCAACGCGATCACCGTCANCGACAAGGACGGCAACCCGATCGCTGGCACCATCACCGGCAGCGAGATCAACTTCACCTTCGCTTATGACACAAACACCCAGGGTGGACGTTCTGTGTTCACGGCCCCGGGTGGAAATGTCGCAGTGACGGTGGTGGCCGGCAACAAGGGTGTTGCCAAACCTGTGGTGGCTACAGGTGTGATTGACCGCAGCAAGTCGGTTGTGGTCGGTCTGGTGGCCGAGCAGGATCGGGCCTACACCCCCTGATAGGAGCGAAGCATGGCTTTCATTCGAGTTCCGCCGGATAGCACCGGCAAGCGAGTACTGACCAAAGAGCACACGGTCAGCGGCGAGGTCGTCCAAGTGCAGAAGATGCACATCGTGGACGAAGTGGACCCTAACCACGCGATGCACGTTGATCAGCGCGGTGCGGCCTTGATTCGGTTCTCTGAAGGCCAGCCGGCCCTGGCCGGTTTTGCTTCTCTGCGCGTGTCCGACATGAACGTGCTCGGGGTGTACGAGGCCACGCTCGACACTTACGATGCGCTGTTCAGCATCGAAACTTCGGTCGCGGGTGGTGAGAGCATCTACGACCCTGTGCAGGGCGGCACGCTACTGCAGGTTGATGGTTCAGCCGGCTCGTATGTGAAGCGGACGACCAACCGTTATCACTATTACCTGCCGGGTACGTCAACCACCTTCCTGTTCTACGGTGGGCCGGGGGATACCGGCAAGGCCGGCTGTGTACGTCGGGCAGGCATGTATGACGACAACGACGGGCTGTTCTTTGAACTCGACGGTACGGAAATTAAGCTTGTAGTTCGAGCCTCTACATCAGGCACGGTAGTTGACACCGAGGTTTCTTCCGCGAACTGGACCGGCGTTTTGGCTGGCGAACTCGATCCTTCGCAAATCTATTCAACTCTGAATGTTCCACAGACGTGGTGGTTTGACTACAGCCTAAGTGGTCGTGCGCGCTTTGGTGTGTACAACTCGACTGGTGAGCGAATCATCATTCACGAGTTCTCACCATCTGGCCAGTTACCTTTCCTTGGACGCGGCACGCTGCCTTGCCGCACAGAAATTTTCAACACGACAGCTACGGGCTCGCCTTCTGTGCTGCGCGAGTTTTCGATGGCCGTGTACTCAGAGGCGACGTTTGATCAGTTCACGTTTTGGCGATACAGCGGCGGGCTGATTTCGGCGCACGTTGACGTGCCGAACAAGCTGCTGGCAACGGTTCGTGCCTTGCCGACTGTCAACGGCAAACAGAACTCGGTTCAGATTTTTCCAGAGACGCTGAACATCTATGCGAACCACCCGGTAGCACTGACGTTGGCACAAGACGTTACCGCGACAGGACAAACGTGGACTGAAATACCTACTTCTGTCATCGAGGCTGCATACGACGGCTCATGGGCGCCAAACGACGACACGATCTATTTCAAGACCGTGTTTTGTGATGCTGGTGTAACGGTACTAAACGTGTCTCAGTGGTTCGAGTTGAACGACGAAGGACTGCTTGTCAGGGCTGACGGTACGCCCGTGGTGTGGGCGTTTCTTGGTACGCCACTGACTGCGCAGCACCCTGACGTGAAGTTCAACGTGGGCTGGCGCGAACTCTGGTAAGGACTGGTCGTGCTTCTTTGGCAAACGTGGGCTGAAGACTGGGCACTTCAGGAGAAGGTGTCGTTCAACGGTGTGACCAAACGCATCACGGTCAATGCGGGGGTCACTTCGATCGACATTCGCGAGGACGTGTATTCGGCGTGGATTCGCTGGCTTGAGCGCGAGACGAATACGCAGTACTTGCCGGCTATGCGCTACACGGGCCTAGACCCGATCCCTGGCGGGTTCACCGGGGCCACGTACTTCCTGCGCAACGGCTGGAAGTTGGAGTACGACGCGAACGTCGTAGCCATCGCAGGCGTGCTGTACTCTGATGATTACCCGACGGCTTATTGGTCGGCCGCAGACTTGCCGATCTTCCCGGCCACAGTGTCGTCCTTGGTGAACTCCGCGGTGGTCACTCAGAACGTGGTGACGGGTGATCTGAGCACGCTGCCTTCAAAGGAGCAGATCGCTAACGAGGTCCGCGCCGAACTCGCTGCCGAACTGCTGCGCATCATCGAACTGGCCAAGATTCACGGTCTTGTGGCGGGCACACCCCTGACAGTGAGTCCCACCAACCGCTCGGCCGGTGACATCAGCCAGACCGTCGTCGAAAGCGGGGACACGGTCACAGTTTCGCGAGTCTGATCGTGTTGGCACCCCGCGCCATTGCGCTGCAGGGTATCGGCTACCGGCCCAGGTACGTCGCCCTACAAGGGTTGGTGCCGCTCGACGACACGATTCGGCCTGACGTAATCCCCTATGGTCGCGGGGGAATTGTGACCCCCGTCAAGAAACAGCGTCGTCGCGACAAGGACGACGACGTGCTGTTGTTCCTGCTCCGCTAAACGCGCACATACCAGCGGCCGGAAAAAAGCGGCGAGAATCCTTGTTGGAGGTACGTATGCCTGACCTTGAAGGGCCAGTGGCCGAGCTTTTGAACATGCGTCTCGGGACGCTGCACGACGATGTCGGCGAGATGAAAGCGGCCATGAAGGACTTGGCTGCCGCGATTACCAAGCTCGCGCTGATCGAAGAGCGACAGAGCAACGCAGCCGCTGCGATGGAGCGAGCATTCCTGGCCCTGGAGAAGGTTGAGAACCGGCTGGCTGTCTTGGAAGCGCATGTTCCTGCCAACAAGAGGGTCTCCATATGGATTGACCGTGCCACTTGGGCAGGCATGGGACTGCTGGCCATGTTGGTGGTCAAGAAATCGGGTTTGTTGTGATCGCAATTTAGCCGCACACAAACTGAGCAAACACCCCCATAGAATTCGCGGCCATGAAGAAGACTTGGTACTCAGTCACGGCTCGCGCCAACGCGCCGGCCGAAATTTCGATCTTTGACGAGATCGGGTTCTGGGGCGTTACTGCCAAGGACTTCATCACCGATCTGAAGAAGATCGATACCTCGGCCCTGACGGTGTTCATCAACTCGCCGGGTGGGTCGGTGTTCGATGGACTGGCCATCTACAACGCACTGCGCCAGCATCCCGCGAACGTCACAGTGAAGGTGATGGGTGTCGCGGCCAGTGCGGCGTCGTTCATTGCGATGGCAGGCGATAAGATCGTCATGCCTGAGAACTCCTTCCTGATGGTTCACAACCCGATGGGCGGGGTCTTTGGCAACGCTGCCGAGATGCGCGAGTGGGCTGACACCCTGGACAAGATCGCGGCGTCGCTGATCGGAATCTACGTGGCGCGCACGGGTAAGTCCGAAGACGAGATCAAGGAACTGCTTGACGCTGAGACGTGGCTGACGGCCGCGGAGGCTGTCGAGATGGGTTTTGCCGACGAGATGGAAGCCGAGATGAAGATCGCGGCTCACTTCGATGTCGAGCAACTGCCTGAGGCTGTGCGCACTGCGTTCGCCTCGGCAGAGCCCCAGGATGAGCCTGCCGAACCCGTTACCGAGGTGGCCGACGACAAAACCCTTGCGGAGCAGATCGAGGCCCTGGCCTCCACTGCCGGGTTGTCCACGTACACGTCGGTCTTTGCACTGTCGGCCGATTCTGTCGAGGCTGCGCAGGCTGCCCTGAGTGAGGCGCGCGAGATCATCTCGCTGTGCGCGGTTGCAAAGCGCCCGGAGGCCGCTGACGGGTTCATCCGAGCCCGTCTGCCGCTGGCCAAGGTCCGTGAGACCCTGGTCACGACCCTGGCCGAGCAGGACGAGAAATCGCACACCGACACTGCACCTCGCAACCCGGCTTCGCCGGTCACCGCGCCGCAGACCGCTGCGGTCAAAACTGCCGACATCTGGGCGGCGCGTCGATCCAAGTCTTTCTAAGGAGCATGAGTCATGGCACTCAACGAAGGTAAGTACACTGGCGAGTTCCTGCTGTCGGAGGCCAATGGCACCCGCAGCCGCGAACAGGTCACCATCGCTGCCGCTGCTGCCGCCCTGGCCGCCGGTACTGTGGTCGGCAGGATCACCGCGAGCGGCAAGTACGCTGCGTACAGCAACGCCGCAAGCGACGGCACGCAGACCGCTGCCGGCGTGCTGCTGTACAACGTGGCTGACAGTGCCTCTGACCAGAAGGCTGTCATCATCGCCCGCGATGCCGAAGTTCAGGGCTCGGTCCTGACCGGCAACGACTCGGCTGGCACGACCGATCTCGCCGGCATCGGCATCATCGTCCGCTAATAGCGGGTCTCACAACTCACTAGGAGTAGGAAAACATGCCCGCATTGGACATCTTCAATAACGACGCCTTCAGCGTTCATTCGCTTACCAAGGCGATCAACGAAACCCCGTATCAGCCGATGCGTATCGGCGAACTGGGCCTCTTCGGCGAAGAGGGCATCACCACGACCACGCTCTCCATCGAGAAGCGCGGCACGACCCTGTCGCTGGTCCCCAGCGCAGCCCGTGGTGCCCCGGGCCGTCCCGAGAGCAACGACAAGCGGTCGCTGATCCCGATCGGCACCGTGCATCTGCCCCAGCGCGGCGCGGTGATCGCCGACGAGGTGCAGAACGTGCGCGCTTTCGGCTCCGAGACCGAGTTGGAGACGGTGCAGAACCTCGTCAACAACAAGCTGGCCAAGATGCGTCGCAACCTCGATGTCACCATCGAGTGGCAGCGTATCGGCGCCATCAAGGGTCTGGTGCTGGACGCTGACGGCACCACGACCATCCTCGATCTGCACAATGCCTTCGGCACCACGCAGACCACCAAGGACATGGTGCTCGACAACGACGCCACCAAGGTGAAGCAGAAGATCGTCGAGGCAACTCGTGCGGTTGAGACTGCCCTGGGCGGCATCATGCACCGCGGCCTGCACGCCTTCTGCGGTGTCAACTTCTTCGACTCGCTTGTGGGCCACCCGGCTGTCGAGAAGGCTTACGACCGCTATCTGGAGTCGCAGTTCCTGCGCACCACCCAGCGCGGCCAGGAAGGCTCTGGCCCCGGCTTCGGCTTCGTGGGCGTGCAGTGGGAAGAGTACAAGGGCGCGGTCTCCGGTCAGACGTTCATCGCTGACAACGAGGCGTATCTGGTGCCCCTGGGCGTGCCTGACCTGTTCGTGACCCACTACGCTCCCGCGGACTACATGGAGACCGTGAACACGGTCGGCCTGCCGTACTACGCGAAGCAGGAGATGATGCGGATGAACCGCGGCGTGGAACTGGAAGCCCAGTCCAACCCGATCAGCATCTGCACCCGTCCGAACGTGGTGCTCAAGCTCACGATCTGATGGTCAACCCGGTTCTAGCCCGGGCCACAAACCGCATCCTCGCTCGAATGGGTGAGGATGCGGTTTTGCGTGGTACGGTCAACTGCAAGGCGCATCTCGATCGCGACGTGCAGATGACCGACCGCGAAGGAAATATGTTCGTGGCGACATACATCGCCACGATCAGCAANGATCACGCNGCCGAGCCTGAGGACTCTCTTTCGGTCGGCACCGAGGACTTCGTGCTGGAAACGCTGATCGACGACAACGGGTTCTCAACCCGGTTCATCGCCCGCAAGGATTGACGTGGCAGCTTTCGCAGTCGTGGTCAACACCCTCCAAGTCAAGGAGGTTGCGGATCGCGTGGCGAAGATCAACAGCGAAGAGATCAGCCGCGCGTCGCTGGGCGCTGTCAATCAGGTCGCCGAGCGCACCTTCACTGAGTCGCGCAGGCTGATGACCCAGCGTGTCAACCTGACCGAGGCTTACGTGCGCGAGCGCATGGCCATCGAAGCGGCCAACGACGTGAAAAAGCCTACGGCTACGATCATTGCGTTCCGCTCCGGTGGCCGTCGCAAAGGCGTGCGGCCAGTGAACCTGCGCCAGTACTTTCCGCTCTACGAGTACAAGTCATCGCGGCCCAACCCTGGTGGGCGCCGCAAGGTGTTTGCCATGCGTGATGGCCGACTGGCCACTTCGCCACTTACGGCTAACCCAAGAGCCCCTGATAAAAAGTTGCCGTTCATCCTGCGTACTGGCAACTCAATTCTGAACATCCCGGTGGGCCAAAAGCCCGGGAAGTTAAGCGTCTCGGTGCTGAAAGGCCAACGCAAGGTCATCAAGCCCGATGGTGGTTTCGACGCGTTTATGCAAAAGATGCCTAAGGAAAACGGCGGGCAAATTCTTGTAATGCGTCGCATAAACCGCAACGGCGGCAAGAAGGGCAAGGGTCAGATCGAGCCCCTGTACTCGCTGTCGGTGTGGCAGTTGTTCCGCAACGCCGCGGCCCAGGTCATCCCGATCGCAGAGGCTGACCTTGTGCGTACCGTCGGCGAGGCTGTCTCCAAGCAAGTCGATGAGGCTTTCCGATGAGCAGCAAGGCTTCTGACATCGCCCTGGTAGTTGCTGGTCGCATAGCTGACATCACCGTGGCCAACGGCTACAACACCGACATTGGCTTGCGTGTGTATCGCGGGCGAATGTCCCTCAACACCAAGGACTTACCTTGCGCAGTGATCGTGGAAGAGGCTGACAGCGTACTGGAAACCAAGGGCACCAAGGTGCGGGTCAAGCAGCGGTACATCATCGAGGGCCACGACAACTGTGACCCCGAGCAACCCAACGACAAGGCTCACGAAATCCTGCAGGACATCAAGAAGGCGATCTTCGGTGGTGACCTGAGCTTCGATGGTGCTCTGCGTCCGAACGACATCGAGTATGCCGGTCGGTCTATATCGGCCCGTGAAGACGGTACTTCAATCTGCGCTGCGTCGGTGGATATCGACGTGACGTTTGTCGAGGAGTTGACTGATCCCTAACGCAATTTGTCCGCAGGGTTCAACACTCTTCCCTCTCGTAAACTTCAGCAACTTCTCAAGGAGATTCGAGCATGGCTTCTCGTGCTTTCATCGGCGCAGGCGACCTGTACATCGCCCGCTATGTCAACGGAGCGTTCGAGGACTACTCTGGTCCCTACGAGTGCGAGCAGTTCGAGATCAAGCCGAACGTCGAACTGCGTGAGAAGGTCTCCAAGGGCCGCAGCACCTACGGTCAGGTGATCGAGTCGGTGACCATCCCTCAGCCTGCCGACCTGTCGGTGGCCCTGAGCGAGGTCAACAAGGAGTCGATGGCCATCGCTCTGCTGGGCACGGCCGCTGCGCTGTCGCAGACGGGCGGCACGCTTTCCAACGAGCCGGTGACGGCAAAGCTGGACAAGTGGGTTGCGCTGTCGAAGGCCAACTGGAGTGCCGCGCCTGTCGTGACCAACACCGCTGGCACGACCACCTACGTGGCCGGCAGCGACTACATCGTCAATGCTCAACTGGGCTGGATCAAGGCCCTGACCGGCGGTGCCATCACCGAGGGTATGTCGCTGCACGTCGATGTGGCCTACGGCTCGATCACCGGC